ATGGACCTGAACGGGATCGAACCGATGACCTCCTGAATGCAAATCAGGCGCTCTCCCAGCTGAGCTACAGGCCCGTATGATTGTTGTATGATGCGGCGACCCGCCTCACGGAGCCGCTTTCCTAGATGAGTAGGCGTGTGATTTGCTCATCATTATCACACCCATTTTATAAGATAAACCACATCTACAACAATCTATTTTTTACTTGGCTGCAGGACCTTCAACAGGCTTCACAGAGCTATCAGCAGGAGCTGATACCGTCTCGGCCTGAATAGGAGCAGCAGACTCAGGTTGAACTTCATCTGCCTTCTTGGCACAAGCAGTAAACATCAATACAGCAACAGCGGCAACAAACATGGTCTTCATAAAGACTCCTTGGTTAAATGTGAACTACAATCGCACTGCATTGCCCCACTACGACTCGAACGTAGATTCGCAGATCCAAAGTCTGCTGTCCTGCCATTGGACGATAGGGCAATAGTACCGCGTACGGGAATCGAACCCGTCTTACCGGAGTGAAAGTCCGGCTTCCTAGCCGATAGAAGAACGCGGCATGAATACATCAGTTATCAATCAGCAGTATATATTAAATATAACACCCTGGGACTCATTTGTCAAGCCCCAGGGTAAGTCCTTCTAAATCAACAACTTACGACTTCTTGGGCTTTTTCTTTTTTGTTGTTTCTGCTACTTCAGGTAATGTAATCTTGGCACCTAGTTCTGTCAACACTTGTCTCATGTTTGGGTAAATTTGAAGAAGTGTTTGGTCTTTGATGTGTATCATGACATTGGCTTCCTTCCAGTGCATACCTTCCACCATTTGCACCCAAAGTTTTTCTCGTTGATGACTTGCCACTTTTTGCATACTGCCGCCTGCTTGAAAATTCTTGATTCTACGGAATTCAGCACGTGCATCCGTGTTGGCAAAGCCATCTGGCATACTAGTGTCTGGCTTATAGGTGTCTGGCATCCCTACAGGCATACCCACCACCTTTTCAGCTTCCAACACCGCCATACGCATCAATGGTGCAAATGTTGAATCAATCTTGGCAACTTGCTTGGTGCGTTCCACTTGCTCTTGAAGTGTAGCACCTTTGGCAATCCAATCCAATTTTTCATTCAACAACATCTTTACATTCAAATTGTCCATATTAAAACTCCGTGATGTGCTCCATAAGATTCTTCATCTTGTGTGCAATAAAATAGTTCAATAGTTGAGACTTGTCACGCACATCTTTCTGTGCTGTGTAACTATTTATAACACATCCTTGAATCGTTTCTGGAATATATCGCAAATCCACCAATTGAGCATTACGCTTAATGTTTGCCTCATGGGGTGTACCATTCCAATCCTCAATCTTCTGCTTCTTCCATGTTTCCAAATCTTTCTTTCGAATAGGCTTTTGCCGACCACCAGATACAAACACATCATCGGCAGACAAGAAGTTGGGAACACCATCTCCCTTGTCACCCATCAGAATATGTTCCATGACAATCTCATCTGCTGGAGAATCTGCCTTCACCCACTTCTTATGAATAGGACTATACTGCTTGACATTCTTATATCGCTGAAGTTGTGTGAAATCATGGTCACCAGAAAGAATCAACACAGGCTGTGGCACCATGTCCAAGCCTTCCTGTACCAAATCATTTTCCTGTGAATAGAACACCAACGAGGCGATAATATCATCTGCCTCGGCTGTGTCGGCTTCAATGACAGGATATGGGAAATGTTCTGCCAGTTCCTGCTTGATTTGATTCAACGCCTCGAAAATGGCATGCCAATCAAAGCCACTATCATCTCGCGCCTTCTTTCTGTTCGCCTTGTAATATGGGAACACTTGCTTACGCCAATACTTTTTATTGTCGCAGGCAATCACAAGCTGGCCAAACTCCTTACCAAACTTGTTCTTATATGAACGCAATGCATTCACAATCATGTGGCGAATCAATGGCGCACTAATTTCTGCATCAGTGCGTCCACGAAGCTCCGCCATCAAGGTGCTGATTGCTGTTTGACTATAATCAACTATTATCATCGGTTTCCTCATCAGGCCAATCCCACTTAAACTTCTTCAAGTTGGCATCCAACTCACCAGCACGAACCAACTCCTCGAACGTGTCAAATAGAATTTCAAACTTTACATGATACAACTGCTTTAAGCCGAGTAGCATGTTCAACAAGGCATCTTGATCCTTGGCATCAAGATTTATCTGACCAGCAAAATGTGCCACAGAATCAATGTCATCGGTCACTCGCCAGCAGTTCATGATTTCCTGCTCTAAATCAAATCTATCCTTGGGCTTCATTAGTCAATCCTCACAATAAGTAGGTCAGTAGTGGTACGTCCCTTCAACTCCTTACACTTCGCCTTGATGCCGTCAAACCAATTCACGGTCTGATTCTTTCGCAGCTTCATCACCTCAGCCAGCTGTTCCTCAGGCTTGCGAAGAATCTTCTCACACGTGGTGCCAAATCCATAAATCTTGGGACCCTTCACATACAAACTATCCTTCACCTCAGCCTCATAATATCCCAGACGGCGCTTCTTGGTGTCATACACCCAGACCATGTTGGCACCAATGATGTCCACAGGATTGCAGGACTTGACGCCTTCATGCTCCGCCTTGAAACGAATCTTGCTAGCCATCTTCTTCTTGTCCACAGGCTTCTTCTTGCGAATCCTTGAGGATTTCACCTTGGTCTGCTCCTGAGAGATGCGAGCCATCACCTCAGTGAAAACATCAATAATCTTTTTAAAGTTTCTCTTGCCCACATAGGCATATCCTTCCACAAGCTGGTCATCCTCACCTGCATAAGCAGAATGCCACTCAGCCAGATTTCTACGAAGATACTGCTGAATCAACTTCAGCTGAGGACCCTTGAAATTCTGTGTGAGAATCTTACCAGCCAATTCATCTGAAGAAGGAAGAACACCATCAAAGGCATCATCCACGTGACCATCAAGGTCTGCCAAGATGGAAGATACTTGTGCACGAATTCTATCCTGAATGTTAGGACGATTCACCGTAGGAGTAGCTCCATTAACCGGCGTGTGCGCCTTGGTCTCCATCATGCCAGTAAACTCCATGACGTAGTTCCGAATGTGCTGACTATCAGATGCTGACAACGGGAATCCCTGAAGCTGCATCCTTGCCAAAGCACACACGGTGGAGCGAATACGACCATGATTCCGCCATGAAGCAATATCCTTCTTGGCAGTATTCGGCCGATACTCACGGATCCATTGTTCCATGTACTTCATGTAATCTTTCTCATTAGCACAATAGTTATGCCAATTCAAACCACGAAGCATTTCAGAATTATAATTCTTCACAGCACCTTCCCAAGTCGGTTCCTCAGAAATGATGGAAGTTTCCGACGCCGGGGGAAGAACCAGATGAAGATTAGCCATTATAAACCTCTTTGTCAAGGAGAGAAATCTTGCTAATGCTATCCCAGCGGAACGAACGCCACGCTCCCTTCTCCATGTCCCAGACCGGACAACTATCCGGACTGTGCTTACGCTGCGACTCGGTTACTTCCTGTGCCGGAAGAAAGTCAGGAGAGAGTGTGCACTTCATGTCTCGGATTGTTCCGTCCGCCTTTGTGAACGTGACGGTAACCACAGCATTTCGCAGAAGATTGCGAATACCTTCCTTCGTGATGCCATCCATACAGCCTCCATGTGTTAGAGTATGTATGAAATATAACGATTTTATCTGTTTTTGTCAAGTCCCGCTAAGTGCTTATATTTCAATCACTTACCCTTGGGGGATTTCACAATACGGAACCAACTTCCAGGATTCCAATCCATTTCCATATTTGTGGTGTTCTCCACTTTTGTGGCAGGTTCCGACTTGTTCAATGCCTCAGCAAAATTCTTTGTGGGTGGTATCACCGTCTTTTCTACTTCCTTTTTCATGGACATATTGGCGGCAATCACCATGAGAATTGCCAATGGGTCAAACACAAAGATTAACAACAACACAAGTAACCGAACTGCCTTGTCAATGGTGTTGGTATCATCAGCACCATATACTAACTGTGCCACATATTTAATGGGTCCTACTTCTGTTTCCAACTTTCTTTGCCCCAGATTCAATTCTGCCTTTTGTTTCTTTAATTCAGCAATCTTTTGATTGCTTGTGGCAATTGTAGAATTTAAGTCTGTACGTTCCCGGCGTTGACTGTTACGAACTTGAATGGCACGTTCAACCCGACTACTATCATTTAAGTTACTAACTGCTTTGTCTAATTGTTGTAACGTGGTGCGTGACACGTTCACGTTGTCTTGTTCGATGGATATTTGTGCATCTAGCAAGGAGATTTGTTCCGAGTTGGCATCCAATCCTTCTGTGCCTTCAGCATAGGCGCGTGTGAGATATCCGAAAACACCTATGCTAGTAATGAAACTTAGCACTACAATGGCGGAAATGAAATATGTTCGCATCAAGATGTTTGTCTTGGTCCAGAAACGATATATCCAAGATGCTGCCACCAGCTTGCCTAATTCTAAAGCACTACCCATTAATCCTACAGCCACAGGTGCGCCAGGGAAAATGGCTATGAGGCCAGCAATGGAAAACCATGCCGCCACAGAACTAATGAATAATGCAGAAAAAAGAGTGAGTAGTATCATTTTAAATGTTTTCTATGAACCTTACACATGATCCAATCATTATAAAATTTATCTGGGTTCTCTAACACACCATACTGGAATTGAAGCTTTGCCTCAAGATAATTGCACCTTCCTTTGTTGGCACACAAATGCAATATCTCACGTTGGAAATGTTCTCCTCCGATGGTAGCAATATCGTGAAGAAGTTCTTTGTTACTTCCGTAGTAGTCTCGCCAGTCGGACTCCACTCGAACTCGCTTTCGCTTTCCTTTAACGGATTTTCTTCGAGCAAATGTGAATAGTTTCTTTCCAATGTACTGGCGTCCTGTCTGAAGGTTAGTGATTCGATATACGAATCCAATGATGTTGTCAGGAACTTCAGTAAATTCTTTATCTTCATATAACCACATAATCTAGTCCTCATAATGACTAGATTATTTATGAAACTCTTTGACCTCAATTTTATTGTCATAATCAATTACTATTGCCGTCATGTTCTCTACCCAGTCACCTGAATTCACATAATGAATGCCGGCAATTTGTCTATCTTCTGGTTTATGAATATGACCACAGATGACACCTGAGCAATTGTTTTGTCGTGCAAGATTGGCAGCACCCACCTCAAAATCTGTGATGTAATTCACGGCCGCCTTTACGCCATTCTTAATGTCTTTTGAGATGGAGTAGTAAGGCAATCCCCGCCATGCTCGCCATTTGTTATACCAGGTGTTTAAACGAAGCGCCAGTTCATACCCACTTGCTCCAATCTGTGCAATCCATTTCCACTTGGCTACGAATACGTCAAGAACATCTCCGTGGAAGATGAAATATTTCTTTCCTTCACCCAAGTCGAGGATGTAGTTTTCTTCCACCTGCAACTTACCAAGATGCATATGCATGAATTCATGCAAGAACTCATCGTGATTGCCACGAATCCAGACTACAGGTATCTTTCTGGAAATGTCCAGTATCTTTGAGATGACCTTCGTGTGTTTTGCTCTCCATCTAACACCACGGGACAATGCCCATCCATCCACAAAGTCACCATTGATGATTAAAATATCTGTGTGATGATTTTCCAAAAATTTCAAAAATTCCACGGCTTTACAATCTTCTGTCCCTAAATGAACATCAGATACAATGATGGCTTTGTAATGTTTCATATCAATCCCAATAGTTCACTTTGGCTTTTTCAAAGTGCTTTAGATTGTTTCTGTTGAAGAAGTTCACTGTCATATACCACATCATTCCTAAATATCCCAACTTCTTGAATCTGCGTTCATCTTGTCCAAAGTGATGATGTAATATCGCAAACTTTTTCGAGTCATACTGTTTACTCAAAATATAATCTTCTGACGTTTCATACTTGTTTGGGAACCCACCCAACATTTCAAACTGATACCGACGAGTCAAAAAGAATGCACCGATGGCAAATGGTGTTTTCTTGGTCATGATTTGATTGATGATGTTGAATGCACTGAAAAAGAATGATGCTCTCCAATCTTTGCCATAGTTTTTGATATTTGCAGTTAATAGATCCAACTCATGAAAATCCATCATATGTACTGCATCAAAAATTGTCATTTGATTGAAGAAACGAACATCGGCATCTAAAAATAGAATATATGGGGTAGTGACTAATTTTGCGCCGTTATTCCGTCCAACCGATACTGGTCCGCCTTTGATGACCTCGATATTGAGTTCATCCTTATAGGTGTTTATAAGAGGGACAGTAGCATCGGTACTATCGGCATCTGCGATAAGGATGCGGACATCTCTAATACCGTATTGTTGAGACAAATCTTCCAATAAAGGAACAATGTAGTTTTCTTCATTCTTGCATGGGATAACAATGGTGAGCAAATCTTTCATTTAATCTCCGGGACAGATATTTTGGAATAACGATTTTTTTCTTTGTATTTTTCCTTGCCAGGTATTTCACCACGATGATAAAATCCTTGATAATTTTGAAGATTTTCTGACCTAGATTTACTCCAACTTTTCAAATCATGTTTTAATTGTTCATTCATATCATGTCCATGTTTTACTTCTACTTCTATATCATCAAAAACATTTATTTGAATAGGGAATATTTGAGCAATCACATCTCCCTCATTCACAGTTACCGGCACATTAATTTCTTGTATTTTCCAGTTCAAGGTGAATGGATATGGTAACCAATAAGTTTCAACAATACCTGTTAGTGCAGTTACATTCTTAGTTATTGTATTTGCTGGAGAGGACACAAATAAAGCATATGGAAATTCAGTTTTAAAAAACCAGCCTGGTTGCCAAGTTAAGATACCTCCCCCAAAATGATTGGAAGGTAGTACTGCCTTGCCATCGGATTGAAAAACAACTCCTTCACCATTCCACGTCACAGTGAATGAAGATGGGGAACGAAATTCCCATCCATATCCATTAGCTACTGTCAAAGGATTGCATCTATAAGAATTTTTATTCTCATCCATCCATTGCCTTTTTAAACTAGATGGGAATAAAGGTAAGGGGTTGTTTCCCTTGAACATCTCTATTTTCATCAGTCACTCGTAAAAAAATATAATAAAGGAACTTTCTCACGCAACATATCAATTTTCATCCCAATATATTTTCCAACTAAACTACCCATCAAGTAAGCTGGAAAAATTTCAAGATTGCCTTTAGCTAATTCATCAACTGCTATAAATGTTGCTCCTAATGATGCCGCTGCCATCCAGATACTATTGAATAGCAATTTTGAAGTATTTTTTTCATAAGTGTAACGTATTTCCAATACCTTTAAAATATTGAAAAACACCTGCGCACCAAAAACCAATAACCAAGTCATAGATACTATTCTTCCTCTTCATCCTCTAATTCATATTCATCTTCAATATCCAATTCTTCAGCACAAAATGGACAAAATTCTATTCTGTAATGGTCTTCATCCATGTCATGACGAAGTGTGAATTCTGCTTCGCATGAGGAACAAAAAATAATTTTATGCATTTGTTTCTACATCCAATTTATCAACATCTTTTCTTTCTGCCATCACCAAGTAGTGATATGGTAGTTGATAGTTTCCTAGTATTTGAATGAACAAACCATTGATGCTGTTTACAACCAATGTTTGGTCCATGTTGGTGGGTGTCAGATGAACGGTGATTGATTTTTCATCCACCAATCCGCTCCAGTAATCTGGAAGCGGAATGATGCCTTCTGATGTCTTACCACGTGCATACACACCCAGTTCAGGACCTTCCAAACATCCGTGACGAAGGCGCATATCATCTTTGGTGGGATGTGGGATATCGAACAACTTGGTGGTGCCTACAATGGATGCTGCCCATGTTGCTGTTCCACCAATATTGGCATTTCCTGTTGTAATTAAATTGCCATTAATAGTGGTGTTTCCCGCTGATAAAGTTCCATCTATTGTAGTGTTACCTGCATCCAACGTCCCATCAACAGTAGTTGAAACCTTCACAGTTAATGAATCTTCAGTTAATACAAACTGGTCTCCATATCCTTCTGTATCAATCAATGTTGCCATGTTAGCTCCTTAGTACACGGTTCAGTTTGCTTTCAATTTTTGTTTTTTCATTCATACCGAAAGCAAATTCACGCTTCTTTCCTTGCTTATATATCAATAGCATAGGAACAGCTTTCGCACCAGTGAACTCTTTGATTTCAGGGACTTCATCAATGTCCACCTTGTAGAAGGGGACTGACGATGTTTCAGCCAGTTCCCCTACTACAGGCAACATTTGTTGACAAGGTACACACCATGTAGCGTATAAGTCCAACACCACAACATCATGTTCTGCTATTGCTTTTTCCACTTCAGCAAGGGTGTGTAAACTATTCATTATGACACCTCACACCCGTTGGCAGAGCATGCTGCTTCACCTTGAAGATTGGTTTCATCATTCATTTCCTTGACATCATCAAGATTGATGTTGTGTAACACCTTGACGGCTTCTTCGTAAGTGACTTCATCAATATCTTCAAAAGGAGCTTGAATGTATGTATGGTCAGAGAAAGGAAGTACTGACAATGCTGTGAAGTTTTCACGATTGTTCCACATCCATTGACCCACTTCATCCCATTCACCGGGCTTGATGGTGACAGTTGTGGACACATTGTTCTTGTTGGCACCCTTGCGATGTCCTGGCTTCACCCATTCCTTCCAGACCTTGGATACACGCTTCAACAAATCAAGAGCTGATTCTTGACGAGTGATGGCACCTTCAGGAGCCTTTTGTGGTACTTCAATGACAGCTTGAATGTTTGGCTTGAAGAATTCATCTGTCACAAGTTCTGGATGTTTGGTGTTCAGATAATTGTAAATGCTTTCATTTTTGCCTACACGAATTCTACGAATGTAATGCTTGTTATGCCAGGCATGAATACCTGATGATGTGCCAAGTACCAATGAACTTGTGCCTTCAGGCTTTACAGTGGTGCATCGAGCGGCAGGGTTTGTCCCAATCAAGCCAGCGATACGTGCGTTTTCTTCCTTCACAACATTGGCAGCTTCCTTGAGGTCAAGATTCAACACAGAACCTGAAGCAATACCTGTCATGCTTACACCGATAAGAGCTTCACGTTCTGTGGTTCTCTTCCAAATGTCTCGAAGATAATGAAAATCTGTGTAACTGGCTTGCAATGTACCAATGAATGCTGCCGCCTTGGCGCGTGCATTTAAATCTTCTTGTGATTCAACATCACCGGCATGAATGGTGGTGAGGTTACAGAACTGGAAAGGACGAAGTGAAATTTCTGCACAAGGATTCATGCCCCAATCCTTGTCGTTGGTGAAGAAGAATCCAGGTTCACCTGAACCAGAAGCTTCAATCTTCTTCCACAAATCCATGAACACTTCTTCTTCCACCTTGGAACGAACAATCACAGCCGAGTTGTTGGCGCGACCACGTTGAGGTGCAGTTTCCCACCAATTGCCGAACTTACAAGTCAACATATCATCATCGTCAATGTCAAACAATGAAATCATGGCTGACCGACGAATACCACCTGCCAATACAGCATCGGCAATGTAGCACAGAATATCATGAACTTCTAGTGAGGTGAGATGGTCACCGTTCTGTTTTCTATCAAGAATCTTTTGAACATTATGTAAACAATCCTTCAACGGTTCAGGACCAGGTGCCTTTCCACCTGAAGTGATGAGTGCAGCTCCCTTGGGACGAACATCACTGAAATCATATACAGGAAGTGCCTTACCCTTCATGTAAGCAGCAATCATCACCTTGACAGCATCAGCCCAGCCTTCGATGCTATCTCCTACAAGATAGCGACGAGACTTCACAGGCTTGTTGATTTCTGGGAGCTTTTCCACATGATGTTGTTGAACAGAATACCCCACACCTGTACCAGACAACAACAAAAACATCACTTCACTAAAAGCGTCCACATGGTCAATAGGAAGAAAACAACAATTATACAACCGAGCATTGTTAATGGCAATAGGCTTACCAGCAAATTGCAATGAACGCATGCTAGGAAGAATTTTCTTGTCATACACAAACTTATATGCATCTTCAATATCCTTCTTTAATGTGGGATACTTTTCCAAATGCATCTTCTTGTTTCTGTCAACAAGTTCTTTCCAATTTTCACGACGACCGAGTTCTGGGATGAACTTGGCATACTTCATGAACACGGTGATATCACTTAAAATCTTGGTGGGGAGTTCCATCTTACTCATTGTTGGGTTCCTGGAGCTGTAGGGCTCGGTGAATGTTGGGTGGGAAATATGTATCGGGTTTCAAGATTTTACCGTCCTCACGACGGATAACCTTGCCTTCTACAGTTTTGCTCATGTTCGATGAGGTGATTTCCTGCCATACAGGACCCATAGGAATTCCTAGAGTATTGCATAGACCGAGTATCACCCAAATTAAATCGCCACAAGCATCTGCTGTTTCTACTACGTCCTGGTTTTCAAATCCTTCTTCTAATTCTTGCATCTCCTCTCGGATAAGGTTTAAATACAGGACGGCTTGCTTGTAATTCTCATCGGTGAAACTGGGCCTATTTTCAACTGCTTGACCACATGCTTCCATAAAAATACGTACATCACTTTGCATTGTCGTTCTCATAATGTGAAAAGTTATTTATCAATGGGAAAATTTCAGAAATGACTTTGGCACATTCCAGTGCTATTAGTCGGTGTTCCTTCTGTGTTGCCTTGTCGGAACGTATATCTATATAGTGAATCCAGCTTCGTAAAGTCCCGTTTATATACATACGGGACGTGGTTAATCCTTCTGGCAGAACAGCACGTGCTACTTCCTTGGCAATACCATGATCCATAGCCCATTGATAGGCAAACTTTGCCTGTTCAATCACTAAAGATTGATGATATTTCCAAGCTTCCTGTAATGTATCATTGTCCACTTCAATGCTGTTTTGCCTGTTCTTTGCATCTTGAAGCCGAGCTTCACGAATCTCAAACTCCAATTCCTTTACTGGGTCAGCATATCGTTGACTGAATTCTTGAAATGTAAATGAACGATGCCGAAGAATTTGCCGAGCAATATCCCGGGTGGTTTCCACCTCTAAACACACATTCACCATCTCAAAAGGGCTCCAATGTTTCCATTTGATGAGATAGTTGATTAGCTTCTCGGACGTTTCATCATTGTTTTGATTGGCGGGATTACTCACCCGAGCACAATAGGCTACAAGTTTCGTAAGGTCATGATTTAAATATTTTCCAAATTCTTTGGAATGCACCATCCCATTACTATTAACATATTCAGGGGGTTGTGTAAAACTTATCAATTTCACGTTCATCAACAATTTCTCCATTCTGTGAATTTTAATTTCGCCATGAGTCCTTGGAACGTGTTGTCACGAATAAGGTCATGGACTTTTCTTCCGCTTTCAACAAATTCATTGATATCTTTTTCCCGATACTCACAAGGCCAGATAACAACCTTGTAATCCAAATTGATGTATTTCTCGACAAGGCGACACACCTCGATGTTTCTAGGTTGATTGTCAAACACAATGGTAATCATATCCTTGGGCAAGTTCAATGATTCAATTTTGCTGAATCCTGTACCTGCACATGCTAGACTGTTCTTCAAGAACAAACTATCAATGGGACCTTCAACAATTGTGATGGGTTGTGTTTTATCAATGTTGTTGATGCCAAACATCAATGGGGCATCTTCCTTCATCTTAATCATTATATATCGTAAAGATTCCCCACGAAGTCCTCGCATTGTCACTCCCGTGAGTTCACCGGATTCATCATAAAACGGGAGCAACAACCGAGGTTCCTTGGTACGGATGGAATCATATTGTGGAGCAATCTTTTGTATATCCTTGACTGATGGAATATAGTATAATTGAGAAAACTTGTCAACAGGAATTTTCCGGGATATACAATATTGGACAGCTTCATTGGTTTCATCCAACGTATCCAAACGTTGTGCCACTTCTTCTAATGCTGATTTTGGCTTGAATTCAATGGTTTCATGAGGATACACAAATTCTTCAGCGTCCGTATGTGCTTTAGGGCCGTTTTCACCTTTGGCATATCGTTCAAACACATATTGTTGATAGGTGTGAGTATCAAAGTTCTTCAAGAACGTCCCAAAATGTTGGCTGGCATCACAATTATGACACTTATAGTATAAGTCATTTTTCTGACGATAGAAATATCCACGGGCCTTCTTTTTATTGGTCTTGGAATCTCCGCAGATGGTGCAACGACAATTCCACAAATCCGCCTTTTTCTTTGCGAACAAAGGCAATCTGTGACCAATCATATTCAGATATTTGGTATCAATGAAATAAGACATTGTATTCCTCCTGTCACGGAATATATACAATGTCTTGAAATTTGTCAAGTTTTAGTGGTGCGGAGTACCAAATTTATTTATAATTTCCAAATTTTTAAGTGAATCTTTTAGTGATTCTTTTGGACGTTTTTTAGGAGAGATTTTACGGAAGAATTGCGGCTACAATTTCGTGTGAGAATGCACCAAGAACAATGCTGCCACCCATGATGAGCCATCTCCACTTTTCCAATTCACTCACACGTTTTTCCAGTTCATTTTGTTGAGTTGAAATGGCTTTCGTTTCTTCTGTGATACACTTTTTAATTTCAGACGTTCCATATGTCATGGCCGTCATGATGCGTTGTTCTGTTTCATTCAAGTCATCGGACAACTCACGACTGACTGTGGTGATACGAGAATGTAATTCTTTGATATCACCTTGAATTTCTTGTCTACGTTTTTCCACCAAGCTGAAGAGCTCCTCGTCTATGTCATCCTGTTTGGATAACCGTTCTTCATGAACAGCCAACATTTTGGCTATGTTGTTAGACACATCTCCCATCTTTTCAATGGCAGTATCCAACCGTGAAAAGAGCGATGCCATTCTAGTGACATCACTCTTTAACACAGCTACTTCAGTTTCTAAATTCATCTATTACTTAGTTTTCTTAACCTTGCCGCCATACTTCTTCTTTGGCTTGGCTGTGATTTTAGCTGCCTTCTTGGGTTCTTCCATGACAGGTTCAGGCTTCACGGCTTCCACGGGCTTTGGAGCTTCTGGCTTCTTCATAAGAGGAGCTGGAGCTTCCACGCTCTTCCATGAATAATATCCTACAACAGCTAAAATAAGTGCAAATGCAAACCACATCATATGTTTCTCCTTGTTAGGCTTT